CACCACCTTCAGTGACAAACTTTTGTTTAAAATTGTAACGTTCGAAAAGTAATTTGTTATCTAAGTTCATGTTAATATAATTCTTGGTGATTTAGCAAAAACGGTCTGTGATCTAAATTTACCGCCTTCGAATACATCGATATTCAAATCAAATTTTATTTCAGGTACTGCTTCTAATTGAGAAAATATTTTTTCTAAATTGGGGTCTTTACAATCTAAAGCTACCATCGTAAAATTTTCGTCATTTCCCGCAGTTAAATAATCGAATTTTATATGTTCTTGATAACCTATAATAGCAATTGCGCCTATAAGTCTTTCAAATAATTCATAATTTTCTTTAGGGTTAAATTCTGAAAAGTCTCTAGAACTAAAAAAGTTTTTTAATTGTTCTTTACCGTTTTGAAAACTGGTGTTATAAGTTTTTAAATCTGAAAAAATATTAACATACGTATTTAAATCATCACCTGATTCACTGAATAATGCAGCAATTTGAGAAGGTAAATTTGTTGCTGCATTAACGGTTATATTTTTCTTTGCATTTAAGTCACTAATAATAGAATTGATTAATCTATTATTAGTGTTTCTATTTGTTGGTCTAAAATCTTTGGTAATTGGTGTATTAAATGCGGCATTTAAAGAAGTAGCAATAGCAGTTTTATAAAGTTTAGATAAACCTTTTTTGCCTCTACTACCTATTTTTCTAAAATTATCTTTAATTTTATCGTATTGTTTTTCTAAATCCGGGTCATTTTCATCACCACCATTATTAAGGTGACTAATATATAAATCCTTAATAGTTTCTATTGATTTTAATGTCCTATTTATTCTTTCTGTACCTAAATCAGTATAGGTACTAGATCTAGCTATTCTTTCAGAAACTTTATTAATATGACCATCACCACCTAAAACAGCTCCGGAACCGCTTGTACCATTAGTTTTAATTTCTACCTCAGAGCCCGACCATTGCAAATCGCCGCTTCTACCTTTTTTAGCTGTACCAAAAATTGCAAAAGTAGCTTCACCTAAACCTACAGAAGTTGAAGCACCGGGTCTTATATTTAAATGCACATTTTTAATAAAATTGGCAAGGTTGTTTCCATTTTCATTAAATTTATCAGGTAATATATTAACTATTAAATCTACAAAATCGACAATACGAGTAACACCTATTTGGCTAAAATCTAATAACCTGTCTTTTTGTTCTGCAAGATATTTTAAAAGCTCTAATTCATTAGAAACATTAGCATCAATTAACAATTCTGTAAATTCTTTTTCTGCTTTTTTTGAACCTTTACCCCAATCACCATTTGCAAATATTTGTTTAACATAACCAGCAGTTTCTTTTCTAGATTCAAATTTTATACGTGTATGTATTCTTTTTGCAAATTCATCTTCTACTGAATATGATGCATCTCTACCACCACCGAAATCAAAATCAATAGTAACGTTTTCATTAATAGTTTGTCTCGGTGGTTTAGGTACAGGATTACCATAAATCGAGCTATACACATCAGTTAGTGGTCTATATTTTTTCATTAGTAGTTAATATCAGGATCGTCAGAAAAGGTATTCATGAAGTTTTTCATCCTAGCTAACATTTCTCTACCATTTTCTTCATTAATTTCATCATCAAGAATAACAGGTGGTATGGTACCCTCAGTAGGTTCGAGTACAAGAGCTTTACGAATAAGTCTAATGAGTTCTACTTCACCTTCAGGTGTTAACTCTTTAAATTTTTCTTTTTCAGGTTCTTTTACATCAACCTTAATTTGTTCTTGATCCACAACTTCCGTGCCCGGTGCTGGTGCAGGGGGAGGAGGTGCTGGAAGATCTTGTTCAGTTAAAACTGAATTTTTCTGTCTTATTAATTTTAAAAAGTTACTTTTAATTTTCATAATTTTCATGTCGATGTTTGTTGACCTGCATTAATCTGATCAGACATTCTTTTTAAATGCTGATTAATAATGTTTTGTTTATGAAGTTCTAAATCTTCTTGCTTTCTTTTAAGCTCAGCCATTTGAGCCCTCTCTTCCGGTGCATTACCAAAGTCATTTAAGGTTTGTTGTAATCTATTTTGTACTGCTGTCTGAAAATCTTGTTCATTACCTTTTGGACCAGCACTCATTGGATTATAAACCTGTTCGTCTTCTGAAGCTTCGTGTTTTCCTTCACCTTCAGGTTTAACTAATCTTGGTTCATATTTCGCTAGTTCTAAATCCATTGCGGTAGCTAATCTTGCTGCAGCTAATAACGCATCTTTAGTATCACCTTCTGCTCCAGACATAGAAACATTGCCTAATAAAGCATAAGCTATGTCTCTTACTCGTCTCGCATCAGATAATGAAATAGAAATCTTAGCATCTTTGTTTTCGCTGAAGAATTTGTCAAACCCTTCATAAATTGCTTGATTGAACTTCATTGTCTATATTTATTTAAATAGAAGCTGTTTAGTTTTAAAGTTATTAAAGTAATCTCGCGAAAGAAAATTTAATTCATATTTTAATGCAAATTTCTTTACTTTCGAAAATGTAAAGTCTTCAATCTTAAACTTTGATATAGCTGATCTTATCTTAATAACAGTACCAACAGCTCTTCCATCATTTTTATTAAAGAGTTCATTAAAAAATATCAAACTTTTCTGTGATATAACTACTTTAATAGGTAACATATTACGAACCCTAACTAAAAACGAACTTATAAACTTAAGGTATGCTTGTTCATCGATATAATTAACTAATTCGCTTTCATAAAATTGAGTGTTATTGAAATATAAAACTAATTTGTTGTCAGATTGACATTTGTTAAAATATTCTACAACTGATTTGATAGTGTGATGATAAATTAACTTTTTTATATCTTTGCTTGATATACCATCTGCTTTTAACTTATCAAATAGACCAAATTCATGGATATCATTTAACAGATCGATTTCGTACTGTTTATGTATATCCTGAAAATCGATAAGCTCTATATTATATGCAGATAAGCTTATGTTCACGAAGTGATTTTAAACTATGTACCAATATAAATCAACTTAACTTTATTTTACCTATTCTTAAATTAATGATGCCGTTGTAGAAATCTTCTTTAAGTAGTACATCGTTATCAAATTGCATTTTAGCTTCGAAATATGCTAATTCACTCTTACTCTGACAAAATTTTAAAATTTCAAATGTAAATTTATCTTTACCGTACTTTTCTATATCTTCATTCAATCTATCTGATGAACCTGTATATGTCTTCCAATCTGTTTCTACTTCTACGTGTCTTTTGTTTTTTCTACCCTTGAGTGGAGGACGTTTCTTAATTGTACGAGCTTGTTTCTTACCTATATATTTCTTCTGATTAATTGTGTTTGTAATCAGGTAAATGAAACCGTAGAAGTGTTCGGGTATCTCTTTCTCTTCGAGATTATAAGTCCAGTGACCGTAGTTATCCACCCAAAGATTTATTTCTTTTTAGATTTTCTTCTACTCTTTTTCTTTTTCTTACGCTTTTTATTAATACCTGCTCTTCTTTGCATTGCACCAAGAGCAAAAGGTCTTCTAGCATCACCCGGGGCATATAAACCAGGTCCAGAAAATTGAGATTGAGTCCAGTCACCTAATGCACCCCCGGAACCAGCTACGTTACCGCCGCCATCCATATCTTCCAATAAAGATCTTAAGAATGCATTTTTAAATATTGACATAATAAGGATTGTCTTATAATATTTATAGATATGTTAGAGATTATCGAGAAGTATCAGGAAGAGTTAAAAGAACATCTTAGTATAGATGAATTTAACTTAAAAGATACACAATTACAGCTAGCCGGCCGTAAACATATCTGGGTTGGAAGATTGATGAGGCATAAGCACGAACTTAATACATTACAAAGACAAAAGAAAGAAAAGCTAGCTTCACTTACTAAGCAAGTTCAAGAACAAAGTAATGTAAGACTATCAACCCCAGCAGCAGAAAAAGTTGCTCAAAGTTCGAATACCATAACTTCTATAAATGAACAAATTGAAAGTACTCTTTTATGTATAGACTATCTGGAAAGGGTAGAAAAAATTTTAAGTTCAGTAGGTTTCGATTTGAAAAATATTATTGAGATTAATAAACTTGAAACAACTATATGATAGAAATAAAACTTATATTATTTGATGTTGATGGTGTTTTAACTGACGGTAAAGCTACATACAATGATAAAGGTGAAGTAATATCGAAAACATATAATCAAAAAGACATTTCTGCAATGAGAAGATTTCCAAAAGAGTTGGGAATTGTTGTAGGTTTGTTTTCAGGTAGTTTAGATATTAACCCTGCTTTTGCTGAAAGAAGAAAATTCACTTTTCATCACGTAGATATTAAAAAAGGTGAAAATAAATGCGATAGACTTTCATCTATTTCGTTTGATTACAATGTACCTGTTTCACAAATAGCATTCGTAGGTGATGATGTACAAGATCTTGAAATTATGCAAAGAGTAGGTTATGCGTTTTGTCCAGAAGATGCCATTCCTGAAATTAAGAAAATTTCTTGTGTGTTACCTGTTAAAGGTGGAGATGGAGTTGCAGCTCACCTCTTTGATTACGTAAAAAATTCAATAAATTAAAGTAATGAACATTGTTATTCTTATGGCCGGTAAAAGTGAGTCTTTTCAAAATGCTGGTATCGATACCCCTAAACCTTATATTGATATTAAAGGTAAAACGATGGTTCAGCGTGCTTATGAAAGTCTTAATCTTAAGGGTAAATATTATTTTGTAGCTTTAAAAGCACATAAAGAGGAATATAAAGTAGAAGAAACAATAAGATCATTTTGCCCTGATGCAAAAATAATTTATTTACCTGAAGTAACGTCTGGACCTGCTGAAACCCTTTATAAACTTAAAGATGAGGTACCGGGTGATGAACCTTTAATACAAACAAACGTAGATCAAGTATTGGAATGGGACTCTTCAAGGTTTGAAAAGTTTATTGAAGAAAAAGATCCTGATAGTGCAGTAGTAACTATTAATACTTGTGACCCTCATTACAGTTTTATAAAACTTGATAAAAATTTTAAAGGTATGCGCCTTACTGAAAAGGAGCCCTGTTCTAATAATGGTTTAATTGGAACGCATTATTGGAAAAAAGCAAGTATGTGTTTTAGTTCATATGAAGGTGCTGTTGAAAAAAATTATAAACACCCTTTATATGATGAAGATAATGCAGAAGTTTATGTGTCATTAACTTATAACGACTTATTAGACAGAGGGTATGAAGTTTTGGATTTTAAACTTAAACAAGACGAAAAACAACACGTAGTAGGTGACGTACCATCCTTATCACAATATGAAGACAGACTCTGATTTATCTATTTTAGTTCTAAGTTCGGATACATATCAACCGATACTTAAAGCATACGATTTTTATTTTAAAAAACATTGGGCCGATTGCCCTTTCAAAGCATATACAGTATCAAACCATAATAAGTTTGAAAGTGATTCAATTGAGTGTTTAGTAACAGGTATTGATTGGGATGAAAATGCTAATCATTTTAAACCAATGGTTCTTCACGCTCTTAATGAAATTAAAACAAAATATGTTTTGTTTATGGTTGAAGATCAAATTTTAGTTAAAGACGTTATTACTGATAACTTCCATCAAGCTATAGAATACATGGACGAAAATGATATTACTAAGTTAAGATGTTTATCAATGCCAGAACCAGATGAAAAGTTAACTACAGAAAAGGGTATCATTAATAACAAATATTTTGGATTAATTAGCAAAGAAAGTGAATATAGAAACTCATTACAAGCTGCTATCTGGAATAGAGAACATTTTATTGAACTACTCAATTCTTATTCTGAACCGTTTTCAGGGTGGGTGTTAGAAAGTACTGAGTCATTTCGCGAATATTCCAAAAAATGGAACTATATTGCATGTAGACACGGTAAAGGTGGAGATTTACTTACAAGAGATCTTTTTGAAGGTCAAGAAGATTCACCGTTACTTCAATACGTTGAATTAGTACGCTGGGGTGTTTATGACCGAATCTATATCGACTTTTTTAGAGAAAAATTTTCAAGTGATGGCTTTTCTGTAGACACGCCAGAGTACGAAAGATTTGGCGCCGGTAAACCTAAAGAGTGGTTCCCTGAATAACTTTTATATTACTATGAATATTGTACCAATCTATCCGGTCAACCTTTACACAGGGGCTTTTTTGTACTTCTCCTATTCTGAATCCGTAAACATTTTCGTTTACGGTGACGATATCACGGATGAAGTCGTATAAATGAGTAGTTTTTAACCAATTGAAGTATATATCTTTATTTTCTTCATGTACTTCCAATAATTGATCTGTCTCTACCTTTAAACATAATGCCCTTATTGCATAAATTTCAGAAGGAGGTTCAATTACACCCTCATGAAATATTAAAGGTAGCATTTAAATATTTATCTTGAAAAGGATGGTAAATCTTTTATAATCAATGTAATGGTTACCTTCGAGTACGACACTAGAAAGCGTCAAGCTGTAATAAAAACAGAACATCTTAATTCAATTAGAGAACATTTTTCATTTGAAAATGAAGGCGCAAGATTCGCAAGACGTTACGGGAGATATATGCCTGCTCGTACTTATGTAATCACACCCGCAGGAAAATATGAAGTAGGCTTAACAGCAAATATTATTCAATACATTAAAAAAGAATTTCCTGAAGAGAAAATCGTTATTAACGATACTATAAAAGAGGCTATCAAGCCGACTTATAAAAATGATAATGATATTAAGCTTAAACTAGATTTACGAGACTATCAAAATGAAATTGTAGGTGAGTGTGTCGATAAAGGTCGAGGCGTGGTTATGTTAGCTACAGCTGGTGGTAAGACCCTTACTATGGCAAACCTACTTGAAAGAGGGTATGCTAAGTCTAACAAAGATACATGGAAAGTATTAGTTATAGTACCTGACTTAGGGTTGGTTAACCAGACATATTCTGATTTCGAAAACTATGAAGTGTCATTTTCATTTTCAAAATGGACGGGTAATAATGATTTAGATATAACCAGTAACGTTGTTATTGCTAACTTAGGCATATTGCAGAGTGAAAAGACTGATCTTGAATGGATACAATTTATTGACGTACTAGTTATCGATGAGTGTCATAAAGTAAGACGTTCAAACAAAGTAAACAAAATTATTAAATCAATACAAACTCATAACAAGTTTGGTTTTACTGGTACGTTACCTGACAATAATTCTGATCAATGGAATATTATCGGTAAAATAGGCCCGGTGATATATCAAAAAAAGAGTTATGAACTTAGAGTAGAAAAGTATGTTACCAATGCAGTAGCACAGATAGTTAAGTTGCATTACAAGACTAAACCTAACTATAGTGTTGAACTTACTGACCCGGGTGAAAGATATAGACAGGAATTTGAATTCTTGTTTGAAAATGAATTTCGTAATAATGTTTTACATAAGCTAACTACTGGTGTAAATAATAATTCATTAATACTTGTTGACTATATAAGACATGGTGAAGCATTATATGAAAAATTAACTAAAGACAATAACGGAAAAAAAGTATATTTTATAAGAGGTGAAGTCGATGTTGAAGAGCGTGATAAAGTTAAAAAACTTATTGAGCGGGATAATAATATTATTTGTATTGCAATCAGCAGGATTTTTTCTACTGGTATCAGCATTAACAATCTACATTATATTGTTTTTGCTTCTGGTGGTAAAGCAAAAATTAAAATTCTTCAGTCAATCGGGCGAGGGTTACGATTGCATAAAAACAAAAACAAGTTAGTTATTATAGATATAGCTGATCAGTTACGTTACGGGGAATCACATTCGGAGAAACGTTTAAATCTCTACCAACAGGAAAACATTAATTTAAAAATCACGGATATATATGAAAAAAGTTGATTTAGTAAATTACTATGTTATAATGTAATTGTTATGCAGTCAAAAAAACCAAAAAACGGAGTTAAGATAAAACCAAAGAGTAAAGAACATTATGTTAACTCAGCTGAATTTAAAGCAGCAATTGCCGAATATTATAAAACTGACGTTTGTGGTGAAGAACTTGGTGAAATGATTACAAAGATAGCTAAAGGTCTTAGCTATGCACCTAATTTTATTAATTACTCTTACAAAGATGAAATGATAGGTGATGCTGTAGTCAAAATGTTTACTGCATTGTTTAACAAAAAGTTTAATTTAGAAGCTACCGATTCGAATGGTAAAAAGTATAACCCGTTTTCATATTTTACAACAATTGCATTTCATGCTTTTATTAATCGAATTAAGAAAGAAAAAAGACACCATGAGGCTGTAAACGAATATAAAGAACGTGTATACGAAGAATCGTTAAACAGTAATGAAAATGCTACACAAAAAGTGTATGTTAGGCCAGCTGGTGAAGATGACCTATATTACGATTAAGCAAAAGTCTTAAGATCATCCCAAAGAGTATAAAATCTTTTCTTTAACATAGCTTCATCAGGACTATCTCCAAAGTCGACATATGAAGGATCGGTTGGTACGTCATGATTCCATTCTGTAAAATCCATTGTAAAGTGGTCTCTTATTTTCCAGTATGCTGAAAGAATAATTTCTTCAGTGAAAAAATCAGATTTAGGTGGTTCAGTCGCACATAATGCTAAAAGAGCTTTTTCGTAAAACTGCAATAAGTTATCAAATTCTTTCGGGTTAATACCAATAACACCACCAACTAGTTGCTTTTTTAAACTTGCTTCATTTTCAGATAAACCATGATCTGAAATTAATATTTTCTTTAACACTTCAACATGGTTAATATTATACCATAAATTACCGTGTTTGAATGTAAACATACCGTGTTCGTTGATAAGATTATTAATACCTTTACCAACTTCCGGTGTATACATATTATTTTTATTGTATGGGTAGTAATGTTTCTTATTAAAGAAGTTGTTTATTTC